GTTCGGAGTACTTTTCCGGGTGGCCTTCGGCATATGCCGGTTGGCCACCAGCCCTGTGGTGCTGTTAACATTAGTTGTCGGTGTCTGCCGATCAACCATTAACGGCACCAATTTTCAAGACGATCTCCTTAATTGGTGTCGTGTTATGATGCCTTATATCAAGTGGTTTTTCCAACCTTGGATCAATTGGTTGGATGCCCAGGCTTATGACTGCGTAATGGATGAAATTAATGAGGCTTATTGGGCTGATTTATATCACGTACCTGTCGTCGGTTGGATTGCTCATATGTTTAGACCATATAGACGTGTTGGCACCAATTTTTGGTGTCAATTATTGTTTACTTATTGGGATAAGCCAGAGGTTTATTATCCGTGGTACGTGCGATATTTCAGTTTGATAATCTCAGGCGGTGCGGTGGTTTGGGCCATATTTATATGCATCAGCATCTTTTACATGTTCAGGAGACTTATGCCTCAAGTACATACCATAACTATAACTAATGGGATGAGAGGATTTGATATAGCATCACTTAAGAACAGTTTTCGTTCAGACATGAAACAGTCTTGGAAAGCCAAGCACACGACGGGGTCACATGAAGTGTTGGCACATCAGAGGCGAGTGTGTGAATCCTGGTGTTTAGATGTTTTGGGAGATTATTATACTCGCGTGCGTGATGTTGGTGGGTCGAGAAATCGACATGTCGAATTTACAGGAAAGCATGTATGCAATCCCATTTATAACAACGCCGATGTGTTTCGTGAGTTGAAGGGCAACAACCTGTTTGAGAGTTGTAATTTACCCGGTGAGTGTTGCCCCTTACGACATGAGATACCTGCTGCTATCATATCTCACGCTGATTATTATATGAGTCCAAAGCAATTAACACAAATTATCACTGGTCCTACTTTCATCATCAATCACTCATTTGATAAATCTGATTTGGGAGAGTGGATGGATGAAGATGGTAACATACATTATGAAGCACATGTTGAGAAGATTAATGGACATGTTACCATGCAGCCTGAAGGAGGGACACCGTACGTGCATCATGCTTATAATAACTGGTTGGAAGAGGGGACCTGCGTTTCTGAGTTTGGTGCTTTTGTCTATGTTAAGGTTGGAACGTACTTGGACACTCAAGTTATCTATTGTATCCCTGCTGACGGTGTTTACCGAATGGATGACGTTAACAACTTGCAACGATCTGTCTCTGAGGAGTGTGCATATGTGACCAAAACCGAACCGGCTTACAATGTTGAGTTAAATGCTGGCAGTTATCAATTCACCCAATTAACGCCTAGTGGTGGTCGTATGGTCAATTCTACTTTTGCGATGAAGAAAAATGTAGTTGAGGAGATTGCCCTTATGATGAGTGACATGAAGAGAGATGACAAATATTATACCACCTTTAAGTCTTACCTGTTAGGTAGGGTTAAATCTTATTCATTGGAGGTTGATGATATAGCTGCAGCATTTGATTTCATTAGGAGCCGTTCTGATTGGTTGGCATTGAATGTGTCTCATGCGTCCGTAATAGTTGGTGCACCATCTGACCTTGGGCTATTTCAGAGATTTTGGGTCAAGTTTGTACTGATGACCACCCATTCTTGGCCATGTTTTTCCAAACTTGGCCATTGGTTGATGGTCAAAGCTACTAAACGCATGCCTTGGGCTTTTAAAACTATTGCTCTGCCCACTTATGAGGTGTTTAGTAAGGCTGTGAGATCCCGTTTAGTTGGTCAAACTTCTAAGAAATTGTTGTTTGATAGGTTTCGTGTTAAGACCAGTGGCAATCTTACCCCCGCCGCTGGTCTCATTGCCAAGGGTACCGGCCAAAACAGTGGACAATGTAATAACAAGTCTGGAAACACGAGTACTAAACTTAATCCCAGCCCCCCACCCGTGGTTAACGTTGCGATTGCGAGCAAACCCAGTACATGTGTGCCAGTGCCTACCATCAATAGAAGACGATCTGAACCTATTGTGGCATCATATGAAATTGCAAGATCTGACACGAAAGCAGATGCTGGAATTGATAATGAGGAGAAATCTGAACCCTTTGTGCTTGAACGTTGCTGTGTTAATCGCGAATGTGATGGGGTGGGAGCATGTGATAATAGCAGACCTGCCAAAACCCCAGAGAGGTCAACGGATGCTGGATCTAGGCGACGTAGTCAACCAACACCTCAAGAAACAACCCAAACTTCGGTTAATCCTGGTAACAAGTCCCATTTCCAATATCAAGTTGACCGATTTAGTGTTCAACCCTTCAAGAGTAGAGTCTGTCTTGGAGCTATGTGGTTTGAAGGATCAGCTGTTTTTGACTTCACAGGGGCCAAACTCACGTTTGATGTGCCAGAAAGTTATCGAGAAAGCTTTGAAGTCCGATTGTCGCCTAAACAGCGTTCTACATGTCTGTCAGCAATTGCCAAGGTCGTTAACGAACCCGATTTTAAAGGAAAGCAATATGTTGTGGCGAGAACAATTACAGAATGTATTGCCCAACTTGCCGACATGGACCACAAAGGACGTCTCACCGCTCAAGCTACTCACGCACCAGTTCTTATTACAACAGGAGAACCTTTGGTTAGACCTGGTTACAGAACCATTACCTTGGGAGGAGTGGGTTTCTCGATACCCCTTGTGGAGGCAAAGACAGTTAACAGAAGCACGGGAGAAAACGTTAGAACAGTGGCTAACCAACAAAGATGCCGTGGTAAAGTGTTTCCTAAAAATAGAAACCAGTCAAGACAACATAGACCCACGCAACATTTCTCCAAGAAGTGATGCGTTCTTGTCTATCGTGGGGCCATATATATCTGCCATTGAACATTCAGCCATAGAAGCTCCTTATTTAATTAAGGGGATTGATTTGAAACAGCGTGTCCAGAAAATGCAAACTTTGAAACAATTTGATTACTTCTTAGAAATTGATTATAGTAGATTTGATATGAGTATATCTTATGAAATCCTGAGTCAATTTGAATGGGTTTGGTTGACAGAACCCTTCCAAAGTGAAGAACATCTTTTGTTTCGGACTGCTTTGGCACTCGCATTAACGACTAAAGGAGTGTCTGAGTTAGGCATTAGATACGTTTTGGCTGGTGGCAGATGTAGTGGTGACGCCCATACTTCAATAGGCAATGGAATATTGAACAGATTTATGACTTGGATATGTCTGAAGAAATTGCCTATTGATGCATGGACTATGTTTTGTGAGGGGGATGATGCAATATTGGGTGTTACAGCAGAATACAAAGATGCTGCTATACAGTGTTTGGAAGTTTTGAAGACTTTTGGTTTTCAGATCAAGATGGACGTGTGCAATGGTATAAGCACCGCTTCCTTTTGTGGCATGTTCCTTTATGGTGATTGCCAACTTGGCATGTACTCTGACTTTTATCGTACGTTTGCCAAGATACACACCGTATGTTCGAACGGCAACCCCAGAACACTAGCTGTAGCTAAATGTTTGTCATATTTGGCATTAAACCCCTCTACCCCGATTTTGACTGAATTTTGTCTTATGATCTTGAGGTGCTTGGACATTACTAGATCACAACTTAAACGTGGTGTGTCACGGATGCGAGCTGATAAGAGTATGCCTTATTATGTGAATCAGACCAAAAACCGTATCTTAGAAGTATATGATTGTACACCGATGAATAATATAAGGCCAGATTGTAGAGCCGCATTTGCCATGCGTACTGGTTTATCTCCCTCAACTCAAGTGAGGTTTGAGAATTATTATAAATCGTTAACATATATACCTGATCAGTTCGATCAAGTACCTTATGACGTGACCTATGATGGACCGGGTTCCCACATTTATTTTGGGAACACTTGGTCCACTAAATAATTTCAACATGCCTACCAATAAGATTTTGAAGACCGCTAAGCGTACTGAGAAGAAAGTTGATAAACTCACTAAGGAGATCAAGCCTTCCACAACGAATAAGCGTAATCGACGACGTAGATACCGACGCAGGACAAAGAATGTTGTTGAGAATTTGGATGGTTTGAATAATCAGTCCATGGGAGTGATTGCACAAACAACCGAAAATCCCTTTACTTCTGGGAAAATGCGTAGTAGGGTTAGAATTGAAGGTGAAGGCCTTAATTCGTTGCCCCCTCGTTGTCAGGAATTCGTACACCGACACTGTAATCCATGCGGTGAAAAGATAACTTTCACCGAAAATTCCAAAGTTCCGGATGGTGGTTTGCCAAATAGTACAGTGTTAGAATTGAGAGAAGCGTTGATTGTACGGATGCCTGGAATGAGTGCTAACACTACTTTGCCATTGACTGGAGCTAGTTGGACTTTAACCGTCATTCATTTGCCTTTGTTTCGTAACCCAGTAATCTTGGTCGCCAATATTCAGAATAGCGAGATGACCACTATTGACCGGGCCGCGCTTATTAGGGATTGGAATACTTCAGAACATCCTCCAGTTTATCCTGATTGGCGACAACTCGATGGTCTTGACACTTACTATGCTGCCGTGCAGTGGACGGGGTTGAGGAATGTTGATCCGCCCACTGACACTGGTACAGCTGCTATACAGCAGTTTAGAATCACAGCTGATGGTATGACCATGTTTAATAACACTCCTGATTTGATTAACCAGGGTATGGTTGTCGGGGCACAGTGGCCTGCTAATAGGGCCGTCAAAGTGGAGACTGCAGATGCTGAGGTTGCAGGTTATACGGGATTATTGCACGTGTATTCCAGTGAAAACAATTTTAGGCTGGAAGTTCCTATTCCCATTGATTTGGACACAGCTAATACTGTTTCATACAATAATATGAGTGCGCTCAATGTTGGCGCTACAGCCGACTTAGGTTGGCGTTACTTAGCATTTAGGGCTTCTTCCAACGTTGCTGATATTGTAGAAACTGCTGTGGCTGAATGGGATATGATAGTGAATGATATCACCATTTCTGCTGGTGACACCTTGACATATGTGATATCTCGTGCTGCTGGAGGTCTGTGGTCAGCCAGTGTTACTAATACTACTACTTCAACTCTGATATTCTCATTCACTGGAGTCATAAACCCTAATGTCTATTATGGGTGGACATTAGTTTCCACTGCTGAATTTCCGACGATTACCACTCTCCAATTGCCCCCAACTGATACCGAAAATATAATACAATCCACTCCTAAGGCTGTATATATGTCAGCAAAGGAACAGAATGGCATATACATGGTTAAACGTATATTCCAACCTATTTTCAATGTCCAGGAAGCTAGTGAGCGTCGCCAGATCGTTCTGACTGACGCTGAGTATTCTAGGGAATTTACTGTTGCGCCTAGAGATGTTTTGGATCTAAATTATGGGGTGGGTTGTACTGTGTGGAGCTCAATACCAACAAGTTGTGCTCCTGCTATTAAGTTAGTGCGAGATGTGGAGATAGTAGCAGGAGAGAATAGTGCCTATATGCCTTTTATGAAATCAAATGGTGACAAGTGCGAAGCTGCGCTCACCATTTGCCATATGATGGGAGTACATCATCCTTTTATGTATCCAGAATCTTATAATATATTGGGCGGGCTAATGGGCATTATTAGTAATGTGGTGTCTAAAATTCCAATCTTGGGTAACGTGGTGGGAGCTATACCTGGTATCATTAAGACCATCACTGGCAATGAACAGAAAGAGGAGTCTGGTTCAT